GTGAGTGGTGGCAAGTGTGGGAGAAAGAAGAACTACCACCGCTACAGCATGTTATACAATCCTACGATACGGCGTTTATGAAAAAAGAAACCGCTGACTATTCTGCTATTACAACATGGGGTGTATTTACACCAGACGAGGACAGCGCACCGCAGTTAATACTAATTGACATGGTAAAAGACAGATTTGAGTTCCCAGAACTGCGTAGAATAGCAAAAGAACAATACGACTATTGGAAGCCAGAAACGGTGATCGTGGAGGCAAAAGCATCAGGATTGCCATTAACCTATGAATTACGCAAACTTGGCATACCAGTTATTAACTTTACACCTAGCAAGGGAAATGATAAACATACTAGAATAAACTCGGTTGCACCTTTATTTGAATCTGGTATGATTTGGGCACCAGAAAAAAAATGGGCAGAAGAGGTAATTGAGGAATGCGCTGCATTCCCGCTAGGCGAACACGATGACTTAGTGGATAGCATGACTCAAGCAGTAATGAGATTTAGACAAGGTGGTTTTGTAGAACATCCCGACGATTACGAAGATGAGCCTTTACCACAACAACAAAGGACGTACTATTAATGAAAAAAGAATTACTGAAAAGAATTCTAGGAGGACTTGGTTCTTTATTTAAAAATAGAGGCCAATACTTTGATCCAAACAGTCAGAATTTTGGAGAACTAGGTACTTTAATAAAAGGCGCTCCTAAAAACAAAATCGCAACAGACAGACAATTATTAGAAGCTCAAGTCATGCAACGAATGATGGCTGATCCAAAATATACTGGGTTTAGAAAATCAGTATTAGGTGAGACAGCAGAAGACGACGTGCTAGAAAATTTACAGACAGCGTTTTTGGGTAAAGACCCAACAGTTATAAATCCAAATTCTGCACGTGGACGAAAAATGATGAGAGAGATGCAATTCTTTCCAAAAGAAAAACAAGGCATCACTTCAGCAAAAGCAGTTCAAGACGAATCAGATAGAATTTTAAAAGCAATGCGTGATATGGAAACACAGTCAAAAAATATGTTGACTGAGTCTACGTTCTTACTTGACGAACAAAAATTAAAGAACGAAGCAGTTGATATGTTTATGCGTGAAATAGAAGATGGCTTTGAGCCAACTGCAGCACTAGAAAGAATGATTAGAAAAATTAAATTAGCTAGAACTAAACAAGCAGATGGTGGACGTGTTGGAATGAAATTTGGAGGACTATCTAACAAAGCTTTAAAATCTTTATTAGACCCAAAACTAAAACAAGACATAAAAGAATTATTGCTAATGAGACCAAAAGCAAACATGGGTATGGATCCAGCTAAAACAGCTGACATGCAACAAGCTAAAAACGTGATCAGAGATCCGCGCACAGATCTTGAGCGAATACTAAAAGACAGAGCAGATGGTACAAAAGCTACACCACTAGACACAATGACAATCCGTGAACTAGAACAAATGGTGCAGGACTCACCACGATATACAGACGAACAAAAAGCTGTGTTCTTTAAATTAATCGACAAAGAAAAAATAAGAGCAGATCATTTTTATAATACAGGTGAAGAATTACCTGATGACATGCTTGAAATGTTATACCAACAAGGTGCAGGTGACTTTAATCAAGGCGGACGTGTAGGTATGTTTGCAGGCGGTAGTTTAATAGGTAAAGGTATTATGGAAGCCGCTAAGCTTGCAAACCGTGGTGTAAAACCATTTGGTGCAAAACAAACTTACAAACAAAATGTTAAAAATATCGGCCTTTCTAATTTTGACCAAGTAGAATTAGTTACATCTAAAAAAATTGACGAACTTAGAAATGCAAATGACGTGGATGGATTGTTTGAAATGTTAGAGGATGTTGTGTCAGGTAAAAAGTTTGGTATGGCAAACTCTACACAAAGAAAAGTTTTGCAAGAAAATATTGAGGAAGCATTAAATGATATACCGCTAAATAGGGACTCAAGAGAAAGATTGGCAGAAGACTATTTTAACATGATGGAATATTACAAACCAGCTCCAAAAGAAACGGGTAAGGTAATACCATTTAAACCAAAGACAAAAAAAGCTGGAGGAGGTCGTATAGGTTTTAAAGATGGTAAAAAAGTTAGAAAAAGACTTAACTATAATAGTGCTACAGGAGATTATAATGTTTTAGGTGGTGTAGATATAGGACCACTCGATGTGAGTGTTAGTGGTAGTGGAAACACAGGTATGAATGATCCTACGATGATTTATGAAGCAGGTTTAGATTTACCTAATGACTTTAGACTAGAAGGAGGTTATTATGACGACGCTGTAATGATGCCAGGGATGATGTCGCCAGACGATGAATTACGATTAAAACTAATAAAAAGTTTTGCAAACGGTGGTACAGTACCGCCATCAAAAGGCCCAGCGTCAGATGGCATGGGAAGTTTATTTAGGAGAAAATAATGGCTATAGATAAAGCACTAGAAAATCAAATCAAAGTTCCAAAAACAGTCTACGACGAAGAAGTAGAATTAATGGCAGAACAACCACAAGAATTTCAAGAGGGTGGTGACGTTGATGTAGAAATGACTGATGACGGTGGAGCAGAAATAAATTTTGATCCTGCTGCAGAAATGATGGCAGGTGCACAAGAACACGATGCTAACTTAGCAGATTATTTAGATGAAGGAGTGTTAAATGAAATTGCAGCTGAGCTAGAAGAAAACTATGACGAGTACAAAAGCTCAAGAGCAGACTGGGAAGATGCATACACAAAAGGTTTAGACCTATTAGGTTTTAAATACGAAAACAGATCAGAACCATTCCAAGGTGCATCGGGTGCAACACACCCTGTACTAGCAGAAGCAGTTACACAATTTCAATCACTAGCATACAAAGAATTATTACCTGCAGACGGACCTGTAAGAACAAAAGTTGTAGGCATGATAAACGCCGACAGACAAAGACAAGCAGACAGAGTTAGAGATTACATGAACTATCAAATCATGTGCGAGATGAAAGAGTACGAGCCAGAGTTTGATCAAATGTTATTTAACTTACCGTTGTCAGGTTCTACATTTAAAAAAGTTTATTACGATGCATCTCTTGGACGTTGTGTGTCTAAGTTTGTACCTGCAGAAGATTTAGTTGTACCATACAACGCAACTTCACTAGAAGATGCAGAAGTTATTATTCACACAATCAAAATGTCAGATAACGAATTGCGTAGACAGCAGTTAGCAGGTTTTTATAAAGACGTTGACATTGGCGAAGGATCACTGTCAGACACTGGTGATGTAAAAGATACAAAAGATAAAATAGAAGGAACATCAAGAGGCAACAACGAAGAAGTACACACTCTGTTAGAATGTCACCTTAATTTAGATCTTGAAGGGTTTGAGGATATGGACCCACAGACTGGAGAACCAACAGGACTAAAACTTCCGTACATCGTAACGATCGACGAAGAGACAAGCACTGTTCTTGCAGTCAGAAGAAATTTTGAACAAAACAATCCGTCAAAAAGACGTAAAGAATATTTTGTTCATTTCAAATTCCTACCAGGACTCGGATTTTACGGGTTCGGCCTAATACACATGATAGGCGGTCTATCAAGAACCGCTACAGCTGCGCTAAGACAACTCTTAGACGCCGGCACCTTGTCAAATCTACCGGCCGGATTTAAAATGCGAGGCATCCGCGTTAGAGACGAAGCTCAACCGTTGCAGCCGGGCGAGTTCCGTGACGTAGATGCACCTGGTGGAAACCTAAAAGATGCGTTTATGCCGTTACCATTTAACGGTCCTAACCAAACACTATTGTCACTACTAAGTACAGTTGTACAATCCGGTCAGCGGTTCGCGAGCATTGCTGATATGCAAGTGGGCGACGGCAACCAATCGGCAGCCGTGGGCACTACAGTTGCGCTCTTGGAGCGTGGATCGCGGGTTATGTCAGCTATACACAAGCGTTTATACGCATCAATGAAGAACGAATTTATGCTTTTGGCCAATTGTTTTGTAACTTACCTGCCACCAGCATACCCATACGACATTGTAGGCGGTAGAAGAGAGATTTTTGCAGCTGATTTTGACCAGAGAGTCGATATTATACCGATTGCAGACCCTAATATCTTCTCACAGACACAAAGAATCAGTATTGCGCAATCAGAATTACAATTAGCACAGTCAAATCCTAAAATGCACAACATTTATCATGCATATAGACACATGTATGAGGCATTAGGGGTCAAAGATATTGATGTTTTACTGCCACCACCAACTCCACCGCAACCTTTAGACCCTGCAACAGAGAATATTATGGCTTTAGGTGGCAAAAAGTTCCAAGCATTTCCAAAACAAGACCATCAAGCACACATGAAGTCGCATTTACAGTTTATGGGTACACTTGTGGTTAGAAATAACCCAGCTGCACTCACTGCACTACAAACAAACTGCATGCAACACATACAATTGATGGCACAAGAACAAATTGAAATGGAATTTGCAGAAGAAATACAAAAAATGCAAATGTTGCAACAACAGTTACAACAATTACAGCAACAAATGCAACAAGACCCACAGGCTATGCAACAGATGCAGCAAAATCCACAAATGATGGAAATACAGAAAACTATGCAGGAAGAAACACAGAAAATGGAAGCTAGAAAAGCTGTTTTGATCTCTGAGTTTATGGCTGAATACGCAGTGGCTGAAAAAGAGGTATTGAATACTATTGAAAACGATCCATTATTAAAACTTAAGGACAGAGAGTTGGATTTAAAAGCTCGTGAAAACCAACGCAAAGAAGAAGAGGATGAAAACAAATTAAATTTAGAACGAGCTAAAATGTTACAAAACAGAGAGCTTGCAGAAGAAAAAATGGAACAAAATGACGACCATCAGAAACTTAGGGCTAGTGTATCACTAGCAAAAGATGGTATAAAGAATATGCAAGCAACAATTAAGTCAGGGGAAATTTAATGGATAAGTCAGACATAGCAGGTATATTAGGCTTACTTCTTGGTGGTGCAGGCGGATACTACGGTGGTAAAAAACGTAGTGAACGTGAAGAAAAAAAACTAGCAGACTACTTTGACATGATGAAAGAGTTAGAAGGTGGTAGTGATGTTAATGAAGTTGATACAGAAATACTTAGTGAATACACTCCATATGGAAGCCAAAGTGGAGATTTGTCTGGTAATAAATCAGACATAAGCACTGATTCTCTTATAGAAGATATTTACAACAATGACGGAGAACTTAGTTTTGGAGGAGCATTAAGTAAAGCTGGTACGGGAGCTTTATTAGGATCACTTTTTGGTTTTCCAGGAATATCAGCAGGAGGCAGTTTAGGTCTTGCTTCACAGGGTTATGAAAACATGATGAACAACATTATTAATGAATATAATGAGGGTGGTGTTTTTGAAGAAGGTCTTTCATACGGAGATGAATCAAATTACATGGATAATTTAAATAAAATTTTAATGATGGGTGGAATGCAAGGAGAATTATATAATGATGGCGGCCGCGTAGGTTTAGCGAACGGTGGTCTAGGTTACTCTTACAAAAATAATATATTCAGCGCAGATCCAAGCTTAACAAGACCAGTGGTTGTAGACGAAGGCGATGATGGTGTTGCTGATGATACTTTTTTAAATTTATACCCAGGTTTATTTCCTCCAGTTACAGACCCTGTAGAAAAAATAATGGATACACCAGCCGTGCCTATGGGCGGTGGTGGCGGTGATGGATTTAAATTTTCGTCTAATGCTTATTCTGCTAATCCAGATGGAACAATTGGTTTTCAAAACCCAGCTTATGGTAGTGAAGGTGATCAATTTACGCTTGGAACGTCTCCGTTTGATCCTAAAAAACAAGGATTTTTTGATGCTTATGGTAAATTTGTTGGTAGTGATGATATGCCTTTGGGCACATTACCAGGAGCTCAATTCCAAGACTTTATGACAGACGACGAAGGAAAATTTGATTTTACAAAAGTAATACCTGGTTATACAGCTTTTAAAACACTTGATAACTTTATAGCTAACGCTTTAGGTTTTAAAACAGATACTGACTCTGATCCAGAAAAATATGATAAAGTTAAAGACCCAATGAAAGCTTTTAAAGACATGGCGGACGCAGCAAAACAACAAGGTGTAATGACAGAAAAAGAATTAGCTGCCGAAGCTGCTGAAGCAAGAGAGAAATTAAAATCATTTAGTAAAGGAGAAGGTGGAGGTGGCTATGGTGGAGGTGGCTATGGTGGAGCAAATGTAGGAGATCATAGTCCAGGTAAGGGTACATCAAGATTCTAATTAATGAAAAAAGACGCTAAAATCAGCAAGGTAATGCGTGAATATAAATCTGGTAAACTTAAATCTGGTAAATCTAAGAAAAAAGTGGTAAACAAGAAACAAGCTATAGCTATCGCGCTCAGCGAAGCAGGTGTAAAAAAGAAAAAAAGGAGGTCATCATGATCGAATCTTTAAAAGAAAAAGTT